GTAGTATATAGGTTTTTTTAAGAAAAGTCAAACAATTTATTGAATGTATTCTTTTCTTCTGTGCTGGCAACGTCCCAATTCAGAACGCCGATTAAGTTATCTAACTTGTTGTCGATAATGGTTTGTTCCATTTCAGCATCGTCAAATGGAAGTTCCATAAACCACTTTGGCAATCTCAGTTCGTCTACGGGATAGGCTACACTGGTATATCCTAGTGGATTTGGTTTTAGTTTACAAACAATAACTTTGGCACCGTCTGTAATCTGCATACTGTACTTGTCTCCGTTCATTCGACGTAGAGTGTTCCAGTTAATACTTGCTCGAACATGCCCTGGCATATTTGCCTTACCTTGCTTGGCTTCTTTGGCCTGATACTCAGTGATGTTATTAGCACGTTTGGGCGAACCCTTCTCCCAACCTGGTCTACTCTTAAATTCAGTTCTAAATGCAGTAATGAAGTCTAGAACTTCTTCTTCACTAGCACCAGTTAGTACACGTTCAAGAACATCGCTTAGGAAGTCTTGGATGAATGCAGGAGTGTCGCTTCGCTTGAGGTCAAGGCCCATGGCTTTGATTTTGCCTGGTTTACCATCAACATCGGAACGTTTGCCTTCTTTGTCATAGTAGAGCACTGCGTATCGCTTTTTGGTGATGAATAACCCTTTGGAAGCAACAATCTCGCGACCTGCTTTGATGACTTCGCCTCTGCTTGGTGGGCAGTGGAATTGTTGTTCCATGAATTTAACAAATGTGCCATTGACTTCTTCTCCTATTTGATCGTATAGAGTAATAACATTTTCCTTAGTCCAAGGAATGTTTCCTGCTTCAATGTCTTTTCTCAGTGTTGTGTATGCTGAGAAATAACAAGAGTCTGTGTCACCGTAGATAACTGCTTTACCTACGTGGTTATATTCACCTGTGATAATTTCATTAACCTTACCGGCCATGTGTTTAGCAATTTGTCTACCAACTAGAGTAGTTGATTGTCCAATGCGTTTATCAAAGAATCTACAGCCAGGGTTAAGAATAGCACCGTACAAACTGTTCAAGTTAATCTTCTTAACCAACTGTCGCTTGTCCCAGTATTCTTCTTCAACTTTGTTACCTGCTTTGATGCATTCTTTAAGTTTGGCCTGCATCTCTTTACGTTCAGCATACCAACGCTTTAACAGTCCGGGAATGATACCTTCTTTTTCATAGGTAAAGATTGTACCGTTGGCACTAAGCATCCAAGGCTGATTGCTATCAAAGATCAACTTGTAAACTTCTGCGGCACTGTGTATAGTCGATTCGCCATCCTCCCAGTCAATGGTAATCTCAGTGTCCCGGCGTTGAGCCATAACTGCTTCATATTCGTCTGTGCCAAACTTACCTTCCCAAGCACCTGCAAAAGACTTTTTCTTTAAAGTAGTCTGTTCATGAATAAATGCTTCTGTGTAAACAGGACGTAATTGGCCAACAATAGTTTCCGGACCCATGTTAAGCGCACGAATCGCTGAAGGATACAGTGAGTTAATATCTAGTGAACCAATCCAGTCCTGCAAGCCTTCCTTGGGGAACGCAACATAAGCACCAGCGGCCGCAGTATTTTCTTCATCATCACGCTTAGGACGATTAGGAACTTGGAAGCCTCTACGATGTGCTTCGTTGATAATAGCCTGCTCAGTAACTGCCACAGCACCCATAGTTGTCTGCAATAATACTGTGTTTTCATGTGCAATCTTATTAGCAAGGTCAATAAACTTTAACTTGTCATCTAGTTTGTTTAACAGTGCAGTATCTTGTCTGTTATATTCAATAAACTTTTTAAAGTCATTATTGTATAGTTGATCAAGTGTGCCTTCATAGACAGTCTTGTTCTCGCCAATCTCCATCTCACCAATAGCATCTAGTCGATAAGTGTGACGTTCTTCATAGGTAAACTTACGATAAAGTTCAAGACTGTCTAAGTGTACACGACCGTAGAAGTCATAAGTTGTAGCAGTCTTACCATACTTTTCGTATTCACGTTTCTTAGGCAGTTGATTCCACAAACAAAATCTGCGTGTGTCGTCTTTGCTTAGAACTTTAGTAACACGGTTAACGGTATAAGGAACATCATAACCTTCGCTGTTCCAGCCTGTGATGATGTCAGCATCTTGAATTAGATCCAAGAATGTTTCCAACATGTCTGCTTCGCTGTCGAACAAGTGTGTATCTGGTACATCCTTGATTAACTCTTTGGCCTTAGTCATACCAACACTCTTTGGGGGAAGTGCAAGTGTGATCAGTTTGTCTAACCATTTTAGGTGAACAGTAATCGCAGTAATAGGCATGAAAGCATCGTCCGGAGTGCTATAACCTTTTTCTGGATCAAAGTCCACCTCAATGTCGAAGAAGCAAATGTTTAGTTTAGGTGCATCTTGATTAAGATAGTTTTCGCTTAGATGTACGAAAATTGGATTGATGTCACTTTCGTATAAGTCCTTGCCACTGTTAATGGCTTGTTCTTTACGGAAGTCTTTGCTGTTTTTACATACTACCCTTGTTAGTGGTTCGCCAAAGATTGATTGAAACTTACCTCTAGCGTCTGGATAGTAAAATGTATAGCGTACTGGGTGTTCTTTAAAAACCCTTTCGCCTTTGTCGTTTCTTTCAACGACCTTGATAATGTCATTCTCTCTGTCAAAGAGAGCGTCAACGTAACTCATATTTTAGTTTTTCTCCCTTGCAATTTACGGCTTGCAAATACCAATTGAGTCATTTATGGCTGACTAAACCTTACTCTTATGTATTAATTATCAGTCTAGCAATAGCGATTACGTCGATAGTGACTAGCAACAAATAATTAGCAACCATTCCTGTACTTTTACGTGTCCAAGCGGCCCATGCAAAAATTGCACATTGGATAATGAACAAGGGATATAAAATAAGGAATGGTGGATTAGGTAAAGTAATGCCCATCCACACAGCACAGACAATACTCATGAACCAGGCAGTGATTTCAAGAACGAACCTTAAAGGCCATTCTTTAAAATCTTGCCTAGCCCAGTTGTATGTGTTAGTAATCCAGTTCAATTATTTGTCCTTACCAACTGTGACAATCAATGTTTCGAGATCATCAAAGTCGCTGAACACATCGTTCCAGTTACCCTTATGTGCAATGCTAATTGCTTTGTTAATAAGTGCTGGTTTGATTTCTAGTTCTTCTGCAACTGCTTTAACAGTTTCTTTCAAACCTTCTTGAAGTGCTTCTACTTCATATCTAATTTGAACACCTTCGTTGATAAGACGTTCGAGTTTTGCTTTTTCTTCTGGTCCGTAGGTACGACTGCCCATGAATAGTTCTCCTTAATAACTACAACATTTTATATTATTTGTTTAAAGAAATCAAGGCATTTAATTACGCAATTTAGCCAAACCTAGTATATTGAATATTTTAAACCACATCCAACCTATGTCAAACTCAAACCAGCGACGGCTCAATTTAGGATTAGCAGGATCTAAGTGGTGGTTGTTGTGTAGTTCTTCGCCGCCGATTAGAATTCCTATTGGACTAACATTGTGACTGTGGTCTTTGGTTTCGCCATTGCGATACCCCCACCAGTGGCCAATGCCGTTGATAAAGCCAGCGGCCCAAAACGGAATCCATATCATTTGTACACCCCACACTACAAATCCCCATGGCCCAAATAACAACAAGTCTATGACTAACATCAAGAGAATGCCAAGACGATGGTGGGGTGTATAAAGTTTGCGTTCGATCCAGTCCTTAGGAGTGCCCATGCCATATTTTACAACCATGTGTGCATCGCTACCGGCTCTGTTATAAAACTTAACCCCGCCAAAAATTAATTGCCAAATGCCAAATACATGCGGGCTATGTGGATCACCTTCTACGTCTGTATTTTGATGATGTTTACGATGTACTGCTACCCATTGTTTAGTAGTCATGCCTGTAGTTAGCCATAACCAGAAACGCATAAAGTGGCTAAGAATAGGATGAAACTTGATACCTCTATGAGCCTGTCCTCTATGTAAGTATAGTGTAACACATACTATTGTGA